CAAGAGTAGGTGACGTAGCGCGAACAACGTCGCCCGTTCCGGTCACGGCGGCAAAAGATATTGTTCCAGAACCGTTCGTCGTCAGCAATTGACCGCTGGTGCCGTCCGCAGTTGGATAGACCAAGCCGGCTGGGTTGTTCATGATCCGGGTGACGGTGCCGCTCGCGTTTTCCGCAAACAGCGCCACGTCAGCCGTGTTGATCGCCAATTCGCCCGCCGCGAGGTTGGCGGCAAGCGGCACCGCGCTCGCAGTGGACGTGCGATACAGTTGGATCGGCGTGAAACCAGTAGCCGCCATTAGAAGGTTCCTCCGTCAATACCACCGAACGCAGGCGCTGACGCCCCGTTAGATACCAGAACTTGACCGGCAGTGCCAGCACTCGTGAAATTGTAAGCCGTACCCGTGCCGAAGGCAACGCCCCCGGCAGTCGGGGCAGCAGTGCCGTTCGTGCCGCCATTGGCAATGGCCAGTGTGCCGGCCATCGTGATCGTGCCCGCAGCCGTCACCGGGCCGCCGCTGAACGTCAAGCCCGTCGTCCCGCCGCTGACATCCACCGAGGTGACAGTGCCGCCACCAGAGGCTGATATGGTAAAGCTGGGGTATGTGCCGCTAATTGAAATACCGCTGCCCGGGGTCAGCACAACGGTCTGATCGGGTGCGCTGTTCGTGACAGTGATTGAGCCAGAGCCGTTTGTGATGCTGATGGCCGTGCCCGCCGTCAACGTCGCCTTGGTCAGCGTGTTGCCGGTGGTATTGCCGATCAGCAACTGCCCGTCGGTGAACGTCGTCTGCCCCGTGCCGCCCGAGGCGGTCGGCAGCGTGCCGGTCGTCAGCGCCGAGGTCGATGTCGCGTAGACCGCGCCGTTCGTCGTGAAGCTCGTCAGGCCCGTGCCGCCCAGCGTCGTGGCGACAGGCGATGTGAGGCTGAAGACGGTGCCGGTCAGCGTCAGGCCCGTGCCCGCGCTGTAGACCTGCGCGGAGCTAATCTGCACGAAGTTGATCGCCGTCGTGCCGAACGTGATCACGCCCTGCGTGCTGACCTCGTAGGTCTCGCCCTTGCCGGTGTCGCCGCTCGTGATAAAGAACGCGTCGCCCTCGCCCAGACCGTTGGGGTCTTTCAGCGCGTAGGTGTCGGCGTCTGCTGTGCGCGTCAGCACCCAGTTCGTGCCGCCCGGATCGGGCGTGCCGACCGTCGTCACCTCGTAGATGCCGTTCTCAAAGGCGTTGGTCTGGTTGTAGATCAGGATGCGGTCGCCGACTATCGCGGTCGGGCCGTCTGGCGCAAAGGCCGCCTTGGTGCCGTTGTTGGTCAGCGTTGCGCCCACGCCCACGCCGGGGCCGCCCGGCTGGTTGTAGGTCGCGTTGAGATTGCCCGTGGTGCTGGGCACCTCGTACTTGACGGCGGCGTGGTACGTCAGGCCAGTCGCCACCAGACCATCGACGTACTGCTTCGTCGCCACTTGCAGAGCAACGGTCGGATTGCCCGCCACCGTCACCGACGTGAGCGACGGCGTCATGCTGTAGCTGGGGTTGCCGCCGGCGTTGACCAGCACGCCCGTGCCAGCCGCCAAGAACGTCGTCGCGCCTGCGCCGCTCTGATACGGGACAGAGCCCGCAGCGCCGCCTGCGATGTTCGTTGCGGTCGTCGCCGACGTGGCCGAGGTGGCAGTCGTCGCCGTCGTGGCAGTGACCGCGTTGGTCGCGTTGCCCACGGTCACCGTTGACGGGTTGACGTAGGCCGGAGCCGTGCCGTTCGACGCCAGCAGGAAGCCGTTAGAGCCCACCGGCAGCTTGTCGAGGGTCGTCGTCGTGTTGGCGAAGAGCAGGTCGCCGACGCCGTAGCTGGTGATGCCCGTACCACCGTTGACCGCGACCAGTGCGCCAGCCAGTGTCAGTGTACCGGCGCTGGTTATCGGCCCACCGCTAAAGGTTAAACCGGTCGTGCCACCGCTCGCGTTGACCGAAGTCACGGTGCCCGCGCCCGTGATCGAGATCCACTCGACATCGGTGCCGCCAGCGTTCAGGACAAGCGCCTTACCGGCATTGCCGCTGTAGCTGGGCAGCAGGTTGACGCGCGCAGCCGGCACCGTCGTTGCGTTCGTGCCGCCGTTGGCAATCGCCAGCGTGCCGCCGAGCACCCAGTCAACGCCGGAGATGCTGAAGTTCAGGCCGGTCGTACCGCCCGTAATGCCGCGCCACACGGGCGCCGCCGTGCCGGCCGAGAACAGCACCTGATTGGCGGTGCCCGGGTTGGACAAGTCCACGTTGGAGCCGTCGCTGTAAAGTATGGCACCGGCAACAGGGGATAGGTTGCTGCCGGTGCCACCACGAGACATGGGGAGCACGCCAGAGGTCTCAGTGGTATCGGACAGGTCCACCGCCGGGTGGACGTGATCTTCGCGCGCCGCGACGCTGTTCGCGCCGGCGCTGGGCGTGCCACCAGACTGCGGCAGCGCAGTCGAGAGGATCATTGAAATGGTGCGGTCAGCCGCCAGCGTGCCGCCGCCCGTCAGGCCTGCGCCCGCCAAGATGCTGCGCGAGGTCGGGACGTAGCCGCCGAGGTTGATCGGCGTGGTGCTGGCGATAGTGACGCGGCCCTTGGCGTCGATGTCTAGAACCGGGATATTCGCAGGATCGCCGTAGGTACCCGCGACGACGCCACTGTCAGCAAGTTGGCTGAAGCCAACACCGCCAGCAGCAATAGATATGACCCGGTCAGCAGACAGATCGCCGCCACCAGTAAGGCCGCTTCCGCCAGTGATCGTCCGGCTCGACGGCACCGCGCCCACAGCCGCGATGTTGCTGAACTGAACCTTGTAGGTGACGCCACCGAGGACATAGGGCAGATATCCAGCCGTGCTTGCGCCGCTGTACTCAGGCAGCTGCGTAATGGTTGTGGGGATGAGGTTGCTGGGTACGGTTGTCATTTACGGCTCCAGATACTCATCGTTGCCCTCGTTGATCAGGAACTGATCGCCGTTTTCAGCGATGAGGCCAGCGGGGTTTGTGCCGATGGGCGTGTCGGGGCGTGCGAAGCGCAGCGTGATGTTCTCAGGCTGGCGCGCGGGCAGGCGGTACGGATCGTAGTTGTCGCGGTCAACGTCGCACACGAGCAAGCCCGGATAGTTCGGGTCTGGCGCCAGTTCGGTCATGGAGAACTTGCGCGAGCAGCGTCCGCAGATGCCAATCGCCAGTGTGCTTTTACCGCGAGTGTCGAGGAAGACCGGCATCGCGTTACCTCGTGTAGACGGCGATATTGGGCGCCATCATCATCGGGCTGTTGTCGCGCTCCTCGGCCTGCGCCGTGTACAGCGCGACGTTGGCCTTCTGGTCGAGCAGCGGGATCAGCGACGTGTCGACTTCGGCGATCTCGAGCGCCAGCTTAGACGCCAGCATGGCGACAATCGCCTCGTACCAGCGCTGCGGCACTTCAACTTGCTGGGTCATCGTCCCAACGTCCATGATGTAGCGCTGCACCCACAGGACGATTTGCGACGTAATCGCGCCACTGTTTGGCACAGGCCAGAGCCGCATCACGGGATTTGGGATCAAGCGGTCGTACCAGTACTGCAGCGGCCGGTTCGATTGAAAGCTTTTGTTCGGCAGGTTCGTGTAGTCGTCGCGGTTCAGCCGCGCCAACGGGATCTCGGTCGGCGTGTTGCCGGTGTAGATCTCGAGGAAGTTTAGATTGCCGCTGGTGGCCCGCACGCGGAAATACGGCGTGGCAACGCTGCTTTCGAGATCGTACCAAGTCCACTCCCCGGCTACTGCAGTCGGCGTTTCGGTTTGTATGGTCGTCCAGACAATGCCGTCAACTGAGCGCTCGAGGGCAATCGGCACGGCGGCCGCCGTCCAGAGCACGCCGACCGTCGTGACGAACGTGGCGCCGCCGAAGGCAATCGTGTGCGTCGTGGCCGTGGTCGTGTTGGTGCCGGTCACCGTCTGCAGCTGGCGCAGGTTGCTGTTGAGGATGTCGACGACCTTGGCGTCGAGCGTGATGTAGCCCTCGCCGTCGTACAGCGGCAGGATCTGCTTCTCGATGCACCAGAGCGGCGCGCCCATGTTGGCGAGATCCGACAGCAGCAGATACAGCTGGTCGTTGGCGACGCTGACATACTCAGCCGTGATCATTTCCGGGCGCACACGGCAGCGCCGGAAGGCATTTTCCATGACCTTCCGGGTGTCGAACACCGTCTGCGATACTGTGTTGCTGTAAGCCATCAATCCCGCTCGCTGGGTTCATTCAGCAGCCTACTAGCGAGAGCAGGCATCTCTGGCGCGGCAACTATACAGGAGGGGGCGTCCGGCGACAAGCCAGACGCTCCCAGTCTTAGCACTTGCCCTTCTTGGGCTTCACGGCGAGGCCGCCCCTTTTGAGCATCGACACATTGTCGGGAATAACGCCGTACAGATCCCGGGCGTAATTCATGCGCGGCATGTCGACACTGAATTGCATGCTCGGCGGCGTGTATGGCTCAGCCATCGGCGGCGTGTAGGGCTCAAACACCGGCGGCGTGTAGGGCTCCGGCGTCGGCAGCGGCGGCCGGAACGTTGGGATATCCATTACAAAGCCCGGATCGACCTGCGTCGGCGGCTGCATCGGCGGCCGGAACATTGGGATATCCATTACAAAGCCCGGATCGACCGGCATCGGCGGCTGCATCGTCGGCGGCGTTGGCTGCTCCACCGGCGGCACCAGATCGTAGTACGTTGGGATCGGCCCGGTCGGCTCCCTTGGCCCAATTACAAAGCCCGGATCGACCGGCGGCATTACCTGCGGCTGCTTTTGCTGGATGCGCTGAAGAACCTCCCCCAAGTTTTGAAGCGGAGGTGGCACCATCGTAGGCGGCATCACCGGCGGCTGGAACGTTGGGATATCCATTACAAAGCCCGGATCGACCGGCGGCATCACCGGCGGCACCGGATCGTAGTACGTTGGGATCGGCGGCGGCGATGGCACCGGCGTAATCAGTTCCCTTAGATACGGATCTATCGGTTTTGCCACAATGTCTGGTGGCAGATTTGACAGCGGCGCTGGCGGCTGCTGCGCATAATACGCAGCATTCTTGGCTTCTTGTTCACGGTGCCGCGCTTGGGTCGCCGCAGCCGAAGCGTTTTGGTACGCGTCCTTCACCTGCTGGCCGGTTGCGCCGGGTTGAGCGTAGGCATTCTCAATGCTGCTCATGATTTGCTGACGTTCTTGCGGCGAATAGTAATTGTTGTTGAGCAACTCGGCGCGATACCGTTGCATCGCAACATCCGCAGTGTACGCTGGGTTTGGTACGTAACCATCCGCTGTCACAATAGTCGACTGGATAACATTGGGGTCTGGCCGCGTCGTCTTCACCGGCGCAGGCCCCACCGGCGCAGGCCCCACCGGCGCAGGCCCCACTCCCGACCCACTCCCCACTCCCACAGGCAGCTGCGGCAGCGGCGGCAGCACGTAAGCGGAACGCAGCATATTATCTATCCGCGCCTGCATCTCTTTGCGCCGAGCCTCTTCCTGCGCCTCCAATTCCGCTTGCCTTTGAGCATCAATGCGCGCCTGAACCGCATACGCCGCGCTCAGCCGCGCTCGACGCTGTTCAGGGGTTTCGCCCGGAAGGGGCGGCAGCGGGCTCGACATATCAGCAGCCTTTCTTTGGCATGGCGGCGAGGCCGCCCATCTTGCGACGCATCATACCGCGCATCTCAGCGCCTTCCTGCGCCGACATGCGGTTGCCGCTCTTCACGCTCTCGCCAACCGGCGGCAGCATCGGCTCGCGGCTCGTGGCCGGCACGCGCTTCTTCATCTCGCGCATCTCGCGCTCAGTCTTGGAGCCCACGCCCGGGGCGCGGCGAGCCATGAAGCGCTCTTCCTTGGCCTCCATTTCGGCCATGCGGTTGCCGCTGGCTGCGCTCTCGGCGGGGGAGGGCATCTTCACGTCACCGCCGCTGCCCTTCTTCATCGGGGCCTTCATGCCGGCCTTGCGCGCCTCGCTCATGGCAATGGCGATAGCCTGCTTCGGGCTCTTGACCTTCGGGCCTTCCTTCGAGCCGCTGTGCAGTTCGCCCTTCTTGAACTCGCCCATGACCTTGCCGATTTTGGCCTCGCCCTTGGCCATGCCGCCCTTGGCGTAGCCGCCGACCATGCCGCCGCCCATGTACTTCATCTTGGTGCTGTCTTTGAAGCCGTCCATTGCCTTATCCCTTCACACGAAAACTGGCGGTCTTTTCCGCAACCTTCTTGGGTTGCTTGGCGAACTGTTTGCCAGCGGCAGTCGCCTTTCGTTTTGCGCGGGTGGTCGCGGCGTATTCCTTGACCGACAGCGACTTGATCGCCTTGGCCGGCAGATACCGCTCGCCAGTCGCCTCTGGGCCCTGCGTAGACGGCTTGCCGGACTTGGTGCGCCAGTCCTGCTTCGTCCACGCCTTGAGGCTCTGCTGCGGCTTCTTAATCACGGTAGCCACCGCCCTTGGCCTTGTACTCACGCGCCAGCATCTGTGCCTTGCGCGCCGACCACTGACCCGGTGCGCCGCCCTTGCCGCCAGCCTTGATTGAGTTGAACAGCGATTTGCGCATCCCCGGCTTGGTGTAGTTGCCCGCCTCGTTGACGCGCGACTCGCCGCCCTCGGCATAGCCCTCGACCATGCCGCCCTGCGCCTTACAGTCCCACTTGCGCAGCGCCAGCGCCTTGCGGGTCGGGCGGCCCTTCTCGTCCTTCATCGGGCCTTCCATGCCGCCCATCCGGGCGCAGAAGCTCTTGCGCCGCGCGGCCGACTTGGGCGACTTGGCAGCCTGTTTTGCGCTCACGGGCGGCTTGATGTCCTGCCCCTGCGCCCGCAGAGACGCGCGGCCCTTGGCATTTAGGCCGCCCTCAGGGTTTTTGCCCTCTTTGCGCGTCCACGCACCGCCCCCGGAGGCGTATTCGTCGCGCTTTACGGCGAAATCGTCGCCACTGACGTGTCCGCCGCGCTTAAAACGCAACGGAGGGCCCATTTGAGGCGCCATCGGCGGCCGCATAGCGCCCATTTGCCCCAACGGAGCGCCCATTTGCGGCATTTGAGGGCGCATCTGGCCCATTTGCGCGCCCATTTGAGCCATTTGCGGCTGCATCTGAGCCATTTGAGGGCGCATTTGAGCCATTTGCGGTTGCATCGGCGGCATTTGTGGCTGCGGCATGCCCATCTGGGGCATCGGCAGCCGTGGCATCGGCGGCGCGCCGGTCTTCATGACGCTCAGCGCGTCGTTGATCTCATCCCGCGCCCGCATTGCGTCGAGGTCGAAGGAAAAGCCGCCGGGCATCAGGCGATCCTGTACGCAACAACGAGCATGGACGGTATCGACGGGCGATTATAGGGCGACGTAATCGCCCCCGTGAAGTCTAGCGACACATCCACGTCCGCAACGGCGACAACGACCTCCACATACTGCCCCGCAGTCACCTGCAGCAGACCCTGCACCTGATAGAACGTGGTGCCGCCGTCAGCGGCCTTGGGCACGTTGACCAAAGTCGCGGAATACGCGATGTCCGTGCCGTTTAGGCGGAACCAAACGCTGGCGGTGTGGCTCGCGCTATCGACGTTCGCGAATTGCCCGTGCACAGCAATTTCGAAGGTGCCGGCGGCGGCGAAGGTAATGCGCGTGGGGCTGCCGCCCCCGTCGTTGGCGACAGTGATGCCGCTGGTGATGCCGACCGTGTCGAAGGGGATGGTCTTGGGGGTGTTGACCGCGAACGTGACATCGCCCGTGTTGTAGGCAATGAGCCGGTCGCGGCCAGTGACCGACGCAAACGGAAGCGCGTTGGCGCTGTTGCCGATGGCGCTCGCCGCCACCTTCTTGCTCGAGCCGCCTTGCACCGTCTCGAACAGCTCCGTGCCCGCGAGGGGCGTAGCGGCCGCTGTGAGATCGGTAATCTTGACGTTGGCCATGCGGTGCCCCTCTTAGGCGGTGGATTGCTGAACCACAGTTACGCGCAGCTGCCCAGAGCCGCTCGCCACGTTGACACGCACGGCGCGCATCAAGGTCGTGGTGAAGTGCGTCTGGTCGGTCGTCGCACTGGTGAACGCGCCACCGGCAGCCGGGTGCGCGACTGCAAGGCAGTCAGCGGCCGGCAGGTTGAACACGTCCTCGTTGGTGTACTGCACGCTGTAGGTGGCGCTGCCGCTGGCGAGGATGTTCGCCGAGATGGTCGTCACCTGATTGGGTGTATAGATGTCCAGCGGCCACCACGGGCCGTTACCGATACCCACAGCTGCGCCGCCCGCGTCAACCACTTCGGTCGTGAAGGTCGTGGCGGTCGCAACGGTGATGCTGGTCACGGTCTTGAAAGTCTTGGTGCCGGTAACGGTGTTGTTATTCGGCCCGACGATGGCTTCCGTCTGATACACGCCGCCAGTGTCCGTGCCAACCACCGTGAACGTCACGGTCGAAAGGTTGCTGGTGCTGGTGAACGTGACCGCAGTCGGGAACGGGAACGTAGCCACGCCGCCCGAGGTGTAGGCACCGTCGAGGGTGAGCGCGACGTTGTTTACCGGGGTCTCGGCCGTCACCACGCCATTCGGGTCGGCCGTCTCGATGTTATAGGTCTGCTGGATGGGGCGCATTGGCGTGTCCTTCTATGGCAGGAGACAGGCCGGGCGCACTTCCATTCGCCCAGCCTGCCCCCATACCGATTACGGGTTAACGGTAGCGCCGTAGTTGTCGATGACCATCCAGCCTAGCGTGGTGAAGTACTGAAGGGTGACCGCGTTGCCGACTGCCGTGAAGACGATGGTCGAGAAGCCGGTCTTCGTGGTCGGGGTCAGCGTGCCGTCGCCGCTGTCAGCCACCATAACGATGGTCAGGAGCTGGCCGTTGGCACCGTTGGCCAGCGTCAGAGCGTCAGTGCCGGTCGTGGTCAGGCGCACGGTGCCCGACGTGATCGGCACAGCGCCAGCGCCCGAGCGGGTGCCGACAGTGCCGAAGACGCGGCCGGTCAGGTCGCCCGTGACGTTGCCCGTCACGTTGCCGGTGATGTTGCCGGTGATGTTGCCGATGAAGCCGTTGGTCGAGGTTACCGGCCCGGAGAATGTGGTCGAAGCCATAATCAGTCCTTATGCACAAGTAGCCTGTCAGTCTGTGCATCGTCCGCTGGGCCGGTCTGACAAGCTGGGGTTTGCCCAGTTCGCGGGGACTATAGCACGGTGTCAGGAGCACCGCCAGACCCAACGCTGATGCCCAACACCGAGAACTTTCTCGTACCCATGCTCTTCCGCCCACTCGCGCTCGGTCTGGCCCTTGGGGCGGTGTTGCGCAGCGTACCTAGAGACGCGGCGATCCTTCGACGCGTACCAGTAGTCGGGAGCCGTTACACCATCGAGGACGAAGCCGTTCGCAGCGTAGACACCCCCTGTTCCCCACCGCAAGTCACAATAAGACGTGATGCTATCCGGGCTGTGCTCGCGCTCGAACGCAGCGAACAACCTCCCGAACGCGCCCTGCACGCGGCCCTTGGTCGCAAAGCGCAGCAGTTCCCACCCCTCGGTAGAGTAGCGGCTCAAGCCGAAGGTCATGCACGCCACGAGTTCACCCTCGTGGTACAGGCCGTACGCGGATTTGTGGCGAAGGCCAGATCCTTGCGTGTGGTATGTCTTGCAGAAGATGTTTGCGTCAGCCGGGCTAATCGCGCGCACCTCGCACTTGCGGGCAGCTACAGCCGGGGAAGCGCCGAGCATAGCGCGCAACCGGTTTTCAACAGACGAGCGGCGCTCCAACCACTCAAAGTCGAAGACCTGAACAAGGCGAACGCCGGCGGCCTGCGCCCGCTCCCATTTTTCTCGGTGCTTGTTGCCGACCCGGCTTTGCGTGTGCCAGAAGCTGCCGTGATACTCGATACCGAGGCTCCGCTCGGGGCACCAGACGTCGATGTGCAAGCCCCCAAGAACCGTGCGGTTATCGTGCTCTACCACGACGCCGAGGGACTCTACAAACGCCGCTAGGTCGCGCTGGGCGTAAGAGGTAATCTTGCCGCACGCCGGGCAACCGTGGCCGAGGAGGTGTGAATAGGCCTTCTGCTCAAAGTCGCCGTGCTTAGGGCAGTTTAGACGCACTGTGTCGTGCGAATCGGTGGGTGTCGTCAGCAGCGCGTAGCGTCCGTCGTGGACCTTCGCGGCGCGCTGGGCGTAGGTGGCTTGGTAATCCGCCGTGCGGTCTTTGGCGAAGGCCAACTTGCGACGTTTCCAGCACTCAGGACAGCCCGCCCCTCGCAAATGTGCTGCCGGCTTCTGCTCGAACAACCCATGGGCGCCGCACAGGATGGTGACCGGTGCGTGGTTGTTGACATACACAACGCGCGAGTAGTCGTAGGCGTCGCCGTGAACCTCACGAAACAAGGCCACCGGGTCTTGGTGGCGTCGCTTGTCTTTGTACGTCTGTTTGCCGCACTTCGGGCAGCCTTGTCCAAGGCCGCGGTGGTTGGCTGCCATTTGGACGAAGAACTCCTGATGCTCGTTGCACCAGATGGGTATCTTGCTCTTTGCGCCGTTCCACGCAGCCTGCGTCTCCGGGCGGCCGTAGTCCAAGTTCCGGTGCTTCTCGTTCAGCGGATTGGTGAAATCCGTGACGGCGGCAACGAAAGCGTCAAAGGTGAGTTTGTGCGGTTGATCGGTTCTAGCCATGTGTGACTAGTAGCAAAACACCCTTAAGCTGTCAAGCGCGCAAAGAAAAACCCCCGACGCTTTCGCGCCGGGGGTTGAAAAGCTAGGCTTTTCAGTGCTTTGCGTCAGATACCCGGAGTTCCGAAGACACCGCGCGGGTCAGTCCAACCAAACGCGTAGCGCTCGGTTGCCTTATAACGCATGCTGTCCGTCTCGAAGTCACCTTCCATCGACTTCTCGAGGCCGCGACGCATCGCGAGCTTGAGGCCTTCCGGCGCGTCGGTCTCGACCCAGAAGGCCGTGTTGGAGGTGATACGCGACAGGTTGGCCTGACCTTCAGTGAGCAACCCGAGACTTTTGACTGGGTTGATATCATTGTCGGCAGTGCCTGCACGCAGGACGCTCTTCAGCAGCACTTCGGCTTGGAAGACGTTCGACGGGCCGGTCACGATCTTCTTCGGCGTCAGGCGGATACGCTTGCCGTTGTTGTCAACAGCGTTGCGGATCTGGATCAGCAGCTGCTCGAGCGAGGTCTGCGACAGAGCCGCAGCCACGTTGAGCTTGTTGCTGAACGTGCCGTTCGCAATCGGGTGATCGGTGGCGACCAGTTCCTTGCCGTCGCCGCCCGGGTAGGCAGCGTTGAAGGCGCGGTTCAGGACGTTGGCACCGAGGGTTTCCTTCGTCTCGATCAGCGACTGCGCGAGGTGACGCGCATAGGTCTGACCGATACGGATGTGGTCACCGTCTTCCACCAGCACCTTGGTCAGGGCAAACGCCAGACCGTAGACGCGATAGACGTAGCGCTGAATGAACAGCACGCCGCCCGACTGGTAGGTCACCGGCATGCCATCGGGCAGTTCCGGTGCGGCGCCGAAGCCGTAGAGCACCGGCTCTTCATGGTAGTTCCGGGGGATGCCCTTGAACTCCTTGAAGACCTGCGACCACTCGTCAGCGCGCTGATCGTAGATACCATTAAACTCTTCGTTCAGAATCGGTTCGACGATTGAACGAAAGTCGGTTGAACGCATCGGCATAGCCATAGTTCAAGCCCTCCTTAGATAGCAGCGACGTCAGCAACGAACTGGTGTTCGCTGATCTGAACCTGCGCGATGACATAGGTGTCGCCGAAGGCGTTGTCTGGGCCGGGCGTGATGCCGATCAGACGAACCGAGGCGTTGGCGGCGGCGGTCGACACACCCAGAGCCTGCGTGGACAGGCCAGTGGTGGTGTTGCCGGAGATGGCAGTCAGGTTGTACTGCTTGCCGATGTCCGCGACGGTCAGAGCGGCATCGCTCTGCACTTCGTAGACAATGGTCGGATCGAGCGTGGCGTAGGCCACGACATCGGTGCCAACCTGCGATGCAGTCCACTTGTTCGACACGCGGCGGCGACCGTCGCTGTCGGTGAACTCCACGCCCTGAAAGGTGCCGATGAAAGCAGCGCCAACGGCGGCCGCCACAAGGGTGCCTTCAGTTTCACCGCCGCCAGTGCTGGGGGCGATGCGAACCGGCTGGTTCTGGAAGATGTTCTGGGCATAGCCCGACGCACACGTGAAGGCGGTGGGACGAATCACACCACTGGGCGAGTACGCGGGGCGCAGTCCGAACGGTGCGTTTACCGTCATAGACATGAGCTTATTTCCTCACGAAAGGGTTTCGATAGGCATCAGGCAAAAATGCCCTTTGCCGGGTTTGAACCATACCCTCCCCGCACGTCGTCCTCTTCAACGAGACGACCGCCAGAACGCTCGGCTTGCTCGCGCATCATCTGCGCGGTTTCCTCGAGCTTGTTCTCCTCCCGCATGGGTGCGTCGTGGTGAGCTTCCTGCATGTACCTGTAGTACAGGGACAAGGGCAGCTTAGCCGCGATCATTTCCTTGACGGCAACGCAGCCGGCGTATTCGCCGGTCTTCATGGTAACCAGTTCCATTCCCGGAACGTCCTCGGCACGAATGAGTTCGTAGCCCAGACGCAGGCGGTGTTGGATCGTGTCACCATTGTTCGTCGTCGTCAGCCAGCACACATGATACCCGGGGATATCTGGAATGTTGGGTAGAGCATCGTTATACAACTGCATTCGGAACATCGCGAGCCGGTCATCTTCCGAGATTTCGCGGTTCTGCGTCGTGCGCCGATCCTGCGTCTCACGGGGTTGCCGACTAACACCCAGTTCTTTTTTAAGGCGATCATCCATACGGTCTTCAGACATTAGCTCTCTCCTTTTTAGCGAGCTGTGTTGCGGTCGTAGTCCTGATACGCCTTCAGGTAGCGCTTGCGAGCGACAGGATCGTCCCAAACGCCAGCCTCTACCATAGCCTGTTTACGCTCAGGTGTCACTACCACTTCGTTCTTGGTGCTTGGCGGCGCGTATTCGCGGCCGCTGCCGGTCGGCGGAGCCTTGCGCTTGGCGTTGCGGGCGGGCGCGTCGTCCCCATCACCAATGCGGTTGGCCACGCGGCGCGTCAGCTCGTGCCAATACTCAGCAGACGCCGGATCCCAGCCCTCGCGGGCCAAAGCGTTGTCAATCGCTTTGGTGACGGCGCTGTCCTCGTCGCGGCCCGCTGGGTCGTACCACTCGTTGGCTGACAGCCACTGCTGCGCGTAGTTCGTCACGCGCGGGTCAGCGCGCGGTGCGGTCGCCTCCTTGGCGGCAGCCTCGAAACGATCCTTGTACGCGGAAAGCTGCGCGGCGCGCTCCTTGGCCTCGTCGCGGATGCGGAGCGCCGTTGCGGCGTCCTCGCCGTTGCCGGCCTCAATCGCGCGGGCCATAATCTGCTCAGCCTGCCGGGCCTCGGCCAGTGCCTGCTGCAAATGCTGCTGCACGCCGGCGGCGTTCTGGGTCAGCGTGTTTCCCTCGACGGCCGACATGCGCCGCATCAGTTCAGCGTTCTGCTGGCGCAGGTAAGCCAACTCGCGCTCGGCGCGCTCCTTGGCGACTTTCTGCAGCTGGCGGCGCTTGACGCGGCTGTCGCGGTTCTTCTTTGTCCGGTCGACAATCTCGTCCTCTGAGTCGTCTTCGGACATGCCCATGCGGGACTCGTCCTCGCCGTCATCATCGTCCTCGGCGGGCTCTTCCTCTTTTGCAACGGGGAAGTTCTCGTCCTCCGTCTCTACCACGACGATCTCTTCGTCGTCCTTCTCGCTTAGTACATCAGCCATGATCGGCTCCTTTCAGCCTTATGGATCAGACGAACGCCTTCATGGCGAGCGGGTCGCCAGTGACTACGCCGATCAGATCCAGATCGTTGAGAATGACGAAGATCACTTCCTGATCATCGTCGATTTTGACCGTCCACTTGTCACCGCCGTACTTGGGGACGCGGACGAAGTCCCCCGGCGTAGCCCACGAGCCCTCTGGCCAAGGCTCTTGTGTGTTCCGGTTTTTGAATGCCAGATCTCCGACGGCTACAACGCGGGCCACCTGCGTGTTCCAGATCTCGGTGTCCTTGGTGTCGCCAGTCAGGATGATGCCACCCTTCGTCTTCTTCTTGGCCAGACGGATCTGGCACAGCACGCGGCTGCCGAAGGGCTTCACGCCGGGGTCGATAGGCGGGAATGCCTCGTCGATGCCGGAATATTCAAACTGCACTTTGTTCATCACGTAGTCTTGCACGGGTGCTCCTCCGCTCAAGTGGTTATAGATTAAAGTCTTTTCGCTCTTTCTCCGCGACCGTGTCTAGCAACACAGTCTTGGCAAGCTCAAGACCAGCGTAAATGCCGACGACACGCCCGTACTCGAACGTGTCGCGGCCTTGAGGCTGCTCCAGCGCATCGCGTGCCAAATCGGCCTGCGATTGCTCCAGACGCTGCAGCAGAACCTCAATTCTCATGCAGGCGTCTTCGGCGAGTTCTTGCCGCCCAGTGCGCCCTTGCCAGCGCCGGTCTCAACAGCTTCGCCCATCGCCAGACGCTTGTGCATCGGGATGGCGTCGCCGCTGACCGGCTTACCCTTGGTGTCACTCTTCATCGTCACTCTCCTTACGGGTTGATGCCGGTGCCGGTGCTGACGCTGAAGCGCTCGCCCGTCTCGACTTCGAGTTGCGCCAGCTCCATGGCCGTCAGGTTGTCCTGCGTGTTCATCGCCTGACGCACCTGCATCTCAGCCAGCTTGCGCTCTGTCTCCTGCTGCTCGACCTGCTGCGCCAGCGCAATCCGCGCCTGCTCCTGCTGCGCGTCAAGCTGCATCTGCGCCACGTCGAGCTGGGTGCGCTGCTGGTCGGCGGCGGCGCCCTGCTGCAGCTTGGCTGCATCGATCTGCGCCTTCTGCTGGGTCTGCGCGGCCGTAAGCTGCAGGCGCTGGGCGTCAATCTGCGCACGCTGCGCGTCACGCTGGGCCTGCGCCTGCAGCTGCGCCTGAGCCAGCTGCACGCTCGGGTCGACGGGCGGCTGCGGCGCGAACGACTGCATGACCTGCTGCGCCTGCTGGATGACGGGCGGCAGCGACGCGAACACGCTGCCCGCCGTCTGTGCCACAGTCTGCGAGGCCTCGGCCAGCATGCCGTCGAAGGCGCGCTTGTCGTCGGGGGTCTTCAGCTGCTTGAGCAGGTCGCCCAGATCCACGCCGCCCGTTGCCTCGGTGCCGAGGTCGAACACGCTCGCGGCGTACCACATCGCGATGTGCTCCTTGATATGGTTCAGGATGGCCGGAATGAAGGCCGGCGCAATGAGCGGGCTCATGCCCAGCGCCGGCGACATCAGGTAGGCGAGGTGCGTCTTGAGGTGGGCGATGTGGTCCTGCTCGGGGAAGGCGACAATCGCGCGGCCCATGGTCGCCGCCACGTTCTCGTTGACCGCGTTCTGCTCCCTCGGCTCCATCGCCGGGTTGAGCAGTTCCTTGGCGTTGGGGATCTTGAGCGTCTCAAGGATGCGCTCCTCGACCTTGCGCTGGTTGTACAGCTGCGGCATCTGCGCCGCGCGCTGCGCCACCGCCTGCACCTGCGCAAAGCGCTGCGCCTCGCTGAAGATGTTCGGGTCGCTAACCGGCACCACGTCGAGCGGGCCTTCGAAGTCGGCGCGCGTGGCCAGCTCTTCGCCCATCTCGGCATCCGTGTCCTCGTCGTCGAGGTACATGGCGTTGAGGCGGTGCAGGATGCCCAGCAGCTTGGCCATGGCGTTGTGCAGGCGCGCGTGGATGGCGCTGAACACCACCATGCCCTGCTCGATCTTGGCGAGCGTCGTGCCGACCGGCGCGTTCGGGTTGCCGTCGGCCACATCGTCGATGGTCGTGCGGATGACGCCCTTGCCCGCGTCGATTAGGAAGCCAAGCAACTGGAACAGAACCGCGGACGGTGGGTTGTACGGCAGCGGCATGATCAGCTTGCGGATGTCGTCCGCAGCCATGCCGCCCTCGATCTCCATCACCTGCGTCGGCTGGATCTCGAGGCTCTGCCCGCCCTTGCTGCCGCCCTTAAGCTTGAGCATCGTCTGGCTGTTGCTGATGTGCGCGCTGTCGAGCAGCGCACGCAGGGCGCCCGTCGATGCGGCCGCCAGACCGCCGACCATGTGCGGCAGGCCGATGGGGTACGCGCCGCGCCACGGCACGAACGGGAACTCGACGAACCACTGCAGCTCTTCCTGCGCCTCGTCCAGTTCGTCCCAGTTGCGGTAGATGCTCAGCACCTTGCCGCTCGGCTTGTCGATGCTGATGATGTACGGCAGCGCCTCATCGCCCTCAATGGCAGCGATGGTGTACACCTCGAAGATCGTGCGCAGCCCGTCTTCGTTGTAGGAAGTCTCTTCGCGGCCCTCGATCTTGTTGTTGGCTTTCTCGGCGACGCTGTAGTCGGGCTCCATGCTGACCGGCCCGAGGTCAACGTCGCGGTACATGCCGCTCTTGACGCGGCGCTGGTAGTCCACGGCCGTCAGGTACTGCACGTGCGTCTTGCGCTGCGCCGTGTAGAAGTTCGTCGCGGCAAACGGCAGGTGCAGATCGTCGATGGCGACGAACAGGAAGTCGGGGCGGTTGCGCGCCTCGTTCCACGTCACCTTCATGTACTGCGCGCCGCCCAGCGGCACCTGAGTGAGCAGCTGCTCCAGCTCGGCGCGGAACTCGCTGGACTGCACGGTCAACTGCCAGTTCATGAACTGGGTCTTGCGCTTGGCCTTCTTGACTTTCTCGCCGTCCGGCTCGCCGGGGATGAAGTCTTTGACGGGGCCCTGCGGCGGGAACAGCTCTTTGATGGCGCGCGAGGCGAAGTCGACGCAGGCCTCGGTGAGCATCGGATGCACCACCTTAGTGGCACCATTGAACAGCGCGCCGCCGGGCGCGTCGTCGCCCAGACCGGTGCGGCGCAGGCCCTCTTCGTACTGCTCGTCGCGCTTCTTGCGCGCTTCCTTGTCTTTGCTGATCAGGTCGAGGTACGTCTGCGCCAGCGACTGAAGCTCGCTCTCGGGCATCTCCTCGGCCAAGTTGGCGAGGAAGTCGTCGGAGCGCGGGGCGAGGTCGTCACCGTCGTCCAGTCGGACGATGGCGCCGCCGTCGGGCGTGTCGATCACGTCCTCCTCGTCGGCCTCGCCCAGATCAACCATTTCGGTTTCGGGCAGATCGTCATCGTCTTCCATGCCCGCTCCTTAGACAGCGTACGGATTGCTAACCGGTTTGGGCGGGGGCCCAGACGGCTCGTCTTTTTTGGCTTGTACCGCATCCAGTAGGCGTTTGTCCATCATCAGCCTGAAGCACTGGGAGACGCTATCGACGAAGTCGTCATGCTTGATGCTACCGGGCCCGGTGTAGCTGCACAGCTGGTGCAGCAGCGGGTCGACCCAGTTGCGCGGCTGGCCGGGGTGCTTGGCGCTCTCGGGCAGCCAGACCATCCTGCGTGCGAAGATCGGCGAGACGATGTGCAGACGGGTCAACTTGTCGGCGCGGCCGGGGTTGTAGGCGTACGCCTCGATGCCCTCGCGCTCGAGCATCTGGCGCAGCGAGATGCCGCTGCCCTTGTCCTCGATCAGCAGGATGTCCGGCTTGCGCCCCGACGTCAACGGCTTGGCTGAGCCGAACAGCGGCTTGATCACGGCCGTGTCGTCGTCGTCGCCGTAGCTGACGTTCAGCTCCTTCTTCACCTTGCGGATCAGGTCGGGCAGGCCGAGGTGCTCCTCCCAGCAGTCCAACAGCATGACGTTGTTGCGCTTCTCGTGGAAGAACACACCCCACACGCTGCACGCCGTCGGGTCGGGGTCGCCGCTGCGTTTGTCCATGGTCTTCTCGGTGAACGCCGTGTCGAGCGACATGACCACGAGGTCGAAGCGCGGCAGCGGCTTGTCGTGCGCCCACAGCCTGAACTGGCTGCGCTTGACGATGCCGCTCTCTTCCGGGTCGATCAGCTCGCCGTATAGCTCTTGACGGCCCAGCGTCGTACCCTCGTACTGCGCCAGCTGGTCGAAGAAGCTGTCGGGCAGGTTCGCCTTGTTGTCGTACGTCGAGCCGGTGACGATCACGCGCCCCGGCTTCTTGGCCACGAGCTTGCGCACCAGCTCCTTGGGCTTGGGCGTGGTCGTCCACAGCGCCTGCGGGTGCTGGCCGAGGCGCAGGCCCATCATGGCCATGTCCCAGACGTCGTCGTATATCCACGCCGCCAGCTCATCCGCCCAAATGCGAGTATGCTGCGGGCCGCGCAGCCGCTCGGGCTTCTCAGCCGTGAAGCCGCGGATCGACGACACGCCGCCGGCGACGTTGTACATCTCGATGACGAGATCCGACTTGTTGTACGCCTTGATCAGCTCGGGCGGGATGACGGACAGCAACCCGCTCTCGCCCTCGAAGCAGGTGAACTTGACGTCCTGATAGGTCGGCGCGATGACCGCGCTGTCGAAGCCGGCGCCGTCAAGGTATGTGGCGCGGCCCAGCCACTCGGCGCCGACGCGGGTCTTGCCGAAGCCGCGACCGGCGAGGTAGCCCATCTCGACGAAGCCGGGCGGCGACACGAGCTCAGGGATCTGATTCGGGCGCGCCGTGTTGGCCCACTGGTGCTGCCACAGGGCGAACGCCTGCTGCTGCGCGTTCAGCGTCGGGAGGATGGCGGCTGTGCTCACTGGCCCCTAGGATAGGGGCGGAGCGCCGGTTCGGCAAGTGGCGTCAGCCCTTCGCCTTGTCGGCCGCCTGCTTCAGCAGCGCCTCGGTCAGCTCGCGCATGGCGTCGGGCGTGGCGCCCACCGCCTCCGTCTTGATCGCGCCGCCGTCCGCACCGGCGATGCGCTGCTCCTTCGTCTCGCGCCAGTCCTTCGGGAAGCGCGCCGACATGCTGCGGCTGTACAGCTGCGCGTTGAAGCGGTCGGCCGTCAAGCCCAGCCGGCCCTGCCGCTCCCACCACGCTTGGCTGAGCTCGCGCGCACGCGCGAAGGCTGCGGCGAACTCTGGCTGCGCCTCTACCCACTTCTCCTCCAGCGTCTCGCGATGCACACCGATCTCAGCCGCCATCTCGACGATGGACATGCCCTCGCGGCCCATCTCGATCACGCGCTCGCAGTACTCCGGCAAATACTTGCTCGGCGCGCCACCAATGCCCTTGCGGCTCTTCTTCACAGGCTCTTCGCTCATGCCCACATCCTACCACACAGCCCTACGCGCCGCCAGCCCAACGCGACGCGCCGATGACGCGCCCCTGCCACCCATCCGCCGTGGCGGCGCGCAGCTGCTCCTCTGGCGTCATGTCGCGCAGGGCGATGCCGTGCTTGAACGCCGATCTGGCCAGCGCCGCCAGCAGGTCACGCGAGCCGCGCACAGCCATGCGGCGGTGCTCGAGCTCTGCGTTGCGAGTATCCATCTCGCGGGGCTCCCGGGGCGCCTTGATCGGCGGCGGCGGCGCACTGACACCCACCGGCTTCTTGCGGCTGCGCTTCGGTTTCGTCTCTGTCGTCATGCGATGTGCTCCCATCAACTCTACGGTTGTACCCTACAGCACCGCACCGCGCACCGTCAACACCGCGCACCACTGCACCACGACGCACCGCGGTGCGCGAGCGTGTCGCAGTGAGGTCTCGAGTCAGCACACCGCACCGCCAAAAATTACACCACACCACCACCACGGCTCGGTGCACCACGAGGGGCACCCCTAAAGGGGTGTCCCCCCACCGTGGTGCATGCTGCGCCTGCCGCACCACTGCACCACGGTGCACCACGGTGCATGGTGGTGCGTGGTGACAACCGCAGTGTTGACCCTCCCTCGTTACACAATTTTAATGCAGCAGCACTCAACTTTGCTGTTGACTGTTGGGTCTGTGGCCCGTACAAGGGGGCATCAACAACGACCAACCGGAGACACCCAATGACCAAGACCAACCGCGCCGCCATTATCGCCCACGTTGACGCCGAGCGCGTCCGCATCGCCCGTAACGGTGAGGTGCACGCTTACGGCGTCCTGCCCAACACCAACCAGACCGGCTGGTATTTCGCAGGATGGGCCGACGCCATCCTCGACGCCATTGCCGAGCGCGCCGTCTGACACCACACCAACCGGAGACACTGACATGATCCTCGCCGCAGAATACACCAACGGCAGCAAGACCCGCCCCGCCAAGCTCGACATCGTTGAGATCGTCGGCGGCGAGCGCGTCAACCGCCGCACCCCCTTCAGCGTCTCTGGCAAGCGCGAGGCGCGCGACATCGCCAAGGCGCTGGGCGCCACCCCTTGGAACTTTTGAGAGGAGCACACCAGCATGATCCTCCCCACCCTCAACAGCAACGGCAGCAGCGCGCACGACCTGATCCAGCCGCGCCGCGAGGCCTACGACCTCCTGCAGGCCGCCATCAAGGCGCTGCAGCGGGTGGCGCCCAACGGCCGGGACTACGCCCACAACGACCAGTGCGTGGCCGATCGGGACGCGCACTACACCCGCCTCAAGGCGATCCACACCATCGCGGCCGAGCTTGTCGCCGAAGCCGTCGCCATAAAGGAGCAGATTTAATGAGCGCGAAGCACACACCGGGGGCGCGATATGCTGACATGCTCGCCATGCTGCAGGAGGTCGCCGACTACCTTGACCGCTACGCCGACGTGATCGACGGCGACGACGGCCAGCCCGAGGCGAACGAGGCGCTGCGCCTGTTGACGGCGGTCACCGACGTGATCGCCGCTGCGAAATAACTGTTGACAGCACGGGCCGCAGGCCCTAGTCTACACATATCAGCAACGGGGCGCTGCCCCACGACACGGAGACCGACCAATGACTGACACCGTTATCCTCGCCAACCACGGTTTCACTGCCGCTCAAGCTGCTCGTGCCATCGCGAAGCCTGTTGCCAAACGCACCGCTCGCGAACAGACTCTGATCGTTGCTTTGCTGGGAGCGAGCCTGTGACTAACCAAAAACCTATCGCCTTCACGCTTTTCACTTCTTGGGGCAACGACAGCGTTGCGGCGGCCCAATTGCTGCACGAATACAATTTGCCCCGGCAACGTCGCTGCGTTGCCTTGTTTAGCGACACTGGCTGGGCAGATCCTTCTTGGCTGGCGCGCGTCGAACAGGCTGAACAGTGGGCCGCGTCTTTGGGCTTTGAGATCCACCGCACGCAGTCAGTCGGCTTTGCCGACTTGGCGCGTCGCCGCAAGACGTTCCCACGGGGCAACATGCAGTTTTGCACCGGCGAGCTTAAGATCGAGCCGGCTAAGCGCTGGCTAGAGCAACACGATCCCGATCACCTCGCGACGGCGGTCAACGGTGTGCGCCGGGCGGAAAGCCTGCGCCGTGCCGGCACGCCGGTCTTCACACCGGTGAGCGCCAGCCACGGAGGGCGGCCGCTGTGGTCGCCGCTCGCAGAGTTCTCTGACGCCGACCGCGACGCGCTTGTGGCGCGCACGCCGTTCGAGTTGTTGCCGCACCGCTCGCTTGAGTGCAGCCCCTGCATCTTCAGCAGCCGCGCCGATCTGCGCAACGTCTCGCCCGAGCGAGTCGATCAGATCGAGCAGCTTGAACGCGAGATAGGGCGCCACATGTTTCGCCCAAAGGGTTACGCCGGAGCGGAGGGTGTCCGCGAGGTCATGCGTTGGGCGAACTCAGAGCGCGGCAAGTATTCCCCGGCAGTTGAGGACGAGCCTGACTGCGATAGTGGCTTTTGCGGCGCTTGACAGCATGGGCCGCCGGCCCTAGTCTACACACCTCAGCAACGGGGCACCGCCCCACCAACTGGAGCACAGACAATGACGACCACACAGACCATCCAAGACATAGCCTTCGAGCGCACCCTGCGCATGCTCGACGCTGTCGGCGCACAGTACGCCGTCGTGTACAACGGCGAGACGTACGGCACGCTGGAGTTGGCTCCGCCGCCCAAGTCGAAGCGCAAGGGCCCGGGCCTCTACCCGCCCGGCGTACTGCGCGCGCACTTCATCCCCTACGTCGGCAATCTGGAGCCGTACGGTGTGGCCAAGATCCCGTACGGCGACTTCGACGTTGGCGTCCTTCAGAGCAACGTCGCGGCCTTCTGCTCCTCAACGTGGGGCAACAAGAGCGCCATTTCGAAGCGGTACGACCACGCGAAGGAACTGCACGTCCTGCGCTTCTTCTAAGCAGGCTCCGCGCAAAACAGCAGTTGACAGCAAGGGCCACAGGCCCTAAGCATAGCGCATCACCAACCGGGGCTCTGCCCCACAGTCTGGAGACCGACCAATGTTCACGCACGACAACACCGACTATGTGTATACCACCGATGAGCTCGCCACGCTGAACGAGGCGCTTGCCGCCCGCATTGCGGACGGCGAGCAGGTCAAGGGCGCCGCTGACGCCATCAATAACCTGTGGTTCGACGGCGCAACCGTCGCCGACTTGATCTAAGGGGTACGCACCATGACCAACCGCCATGCCGTCATCCACAACCGCCGCTTCTACTGGCAGTATGGCGACGGGCGCCGCGCGCCTGTGCAGGTCACCGAGAAGCTGCTCTTGCAGATGCGCCAGTCGCAACAGGCGCAGGTGCAAGCGCGGGCCGCGCAGCGCGCGATGGAGGAGGCCGACGCCCCGCCGCGCCGCACCAACCACCCGCCCCGGCCGCCCGGCACCGCGCCGACGCTGCCTGCCGCTGACCGTGATATCGGCGACAAGACGCTTGGCGAGCTGGCGTTCGACCACGGCTACGGCAGCGTCTATCGCTTTAGTGAGGCGCT